GTAGTATTGATAGTACTATGCAAAAACGATTCCCTGAATATTTTGGGGAGACTGATTCGTTGGAAGAGGCAAAACCTGCCCAACGCAAACCTTCAACTGTAGTTGCTCCAGCAACAAGGTCAACTGGCCCTAAAAAGGTTAGATTGACTAAAACACAGTTAGCTTTAGCAAAGAAATTCAAGCTAACCCCAGAGCAATATGCACGTGAATTAATTAAAACGGAGACCAAAAATGGATAAAGCTAAAAATCGTAAGAGTAGAGAAGCAGTAACTCGTGAAGAAACTGGAGTTCGAAATAAACAGTGGGAACCTCGCTCTACGTTACCAGAAGTCAAGCATGAAGCTGGCTGGGCGTATCGTTGGATTAGAGTTTCACTAGCGAATGAAGCGGATAACATGAATGTGTCTTCCCGTATGCGTGAAGGCTGGGAGCCTGTGAAACATTCAGACCACCCAGAAGTAAATTTACCGACAAACCCTAACTCAAGATTCAAAGACGGTATTGAAGTTGGTGGATTGTTATTATGTAAGATGCCACAGGAAATGGTAGACCAGAGGAATGAATACTTTAAGGAGAAAGCTAGAGCTCAGGAACAGGCTGTAGACAACAGTTTAATGAGACAGAATGACCCTAGAATGCCGTTATTCTCTGAGAAAAAATCTACCACATCTAAAGGCAGAAAATAGTAGATAGGAGATAATATTATGGCAAGCACAGCCGCACCTTATGGGTTTAGACCCGTAAATTTGATTGGTGGACAGCCTTATGCTGGTTCTACTCGTCAAATTAAAATTGCGTCTGGGTATAATACTAACATTTTCAATGGGTCAATCGTTTCTATTGTAGGGGCAGGCACTATTGAAATAGTTACTACAAATGGTGATAACTCTACTGGTTTTCCAGCAGGAACTATCGGTGTGTTTGTAGGATGTACATATACAGACCCAAATACAAATCAACTAACCTTTAGTCAGCATTTTCCAGCTAATACAGCTGCGTCTGATGCGAAGGCTTATGTTGTAGATGACCCTGATGTAGTGTTCCAAGTTCAAGCAGATGCTACAGTTGCTCAAACAGCGTTAGGTTCTAATGCTCACTTAGCAGCCGTTCAGTCTTCTTCGACTGGTTCTACCACAACAGGTAATTCAACCACAGCACTAGATGCAACAGTTAACACTACTGCTGGATTTGCGTTTAGAATTGTCGACTTTGTCGATGGTCCTAAATCTTCCGTAGGAGATGCTTTTACTGATGTGCTAGTTAAGTTTAACCCTGATAGCCACAGCTATCTAAATAAGACTGGTATTTAAGGAGAATAAATCATGGCAATTTCAAGAGCTCAGTTATTAAAAGAGTTGCTCCCAGGCCTTAATGCTTTATTCGGAATGGAATACGAGCGTTATGGGGAAGAGCATAAGGAATTCTACGAAACTGAAACATCAGAACGTAGTTTTGAAGAAGAAACAAAACTAGCTGGTTTTGCTGGAGCCCCTGTGAAAGCAGAAGGTGCCGCAATCGCTTATGACAATGCTCAAGAAGCGTTTACAGCTAGATATAACCACGAAACCATAGCTTTAGGTTTCTCACTAACAGAGGAAGCTGTAGAGGATAACCTTTACGACACTTTATCTGCGAGATACACAAAAGCTTTAGCACGTTCAATGGCTAACACAAAACAAGTGAAAGCTGCTAACGTATTAAACAATGGTTTCCCAGGTGGTCCTACAGGTGGTGATGGTAAAACATTATTCGCTACAGACCATCCGTTAGTGTCAGGTGGCACAAACAACAACTCACAAACAACAGCTGCTGACTTAAATGAGTCATCATTAGAGAACGCAGTTATTCAAATTAGTCAGTGGACTGATGAGAGAGGTTTGTTGATTGCTGCTAAACCACGTAAACTAATCATCCCACCAGCGTTACAATTCGTTGCGACACGTCTATTAGACACTGAGCTAAGAACAGGCACAGCTGATAATGACCTCAACGCATTGAAAAATAACGGTGCAATTCCTGAAGGATATGCAATTAATCATTACTTAACAGATACTGATGCATACTTCTTAACAACAGATGTACCAAATGGTATGAAATACTTTGTAAGAACACCATTAACTACATCTATGGACGGTGACTTCGACACAGGTAATGTTAGATACAAAGCCCGTGAAAGATATTCATTCGGATTCTCCGACCCATTAGGAATGTGGGGCTCACAAGGTGCTTAATAGGCACACTTGAGGGTGTTTAGTTTTTCATAGTTCTAAACACCATTCGAAAGCCCAACATATCTCTCGTTGGGCTTTCTTTTTGCTTTTAATTATTTTTAGAAAGAGTATACTTTATACATCGGGAAACATAGAACTTATCTAACTGCCCCCGAACAGACGCATACACGATAGATAAGTTTTAACTTTGTATGGAGATATAAGATGGCTACATCAACTTTTTCGGGTCCAGTAGTATCCAAAAATGGATTTATTAACACAGGACCAGGTAATGTCGTAGATGCTGATTCAAGCATATCTTTAACAGTCGCTGCACATGCAGGTAAAATTATTCATAATGATGCCGCTGGAGCAGTAACTTACACATTACCAGCATTAAATGCAACAGCAGACGGAGCAAGTTCAGGACCAGGTTCTGACCTTGACAATCTAAATAATATAGGTTCCACTTTTACAATAGTTAGCTCAATAACAAAAACTGGAGACTTAGTGGTTCAAGTTGCAAACGCAAATGACGTTATGACTGGTTCAGCGACAATCGTTGACACAGATACAAATGATAACATGGAAGGATTTGTAACAGCAGCTGCATCAGATACTATTACATTAGATGGAAGCACAACAGGTGGTGTAACACACGCTACAATCACATGTACAGCTATTAGTTCAACTAAATGGAGTGTTTCAGTTATCACAGGTGGTACTGGAAACTTAGCTACACCTTTTAGTGCAGCAGTTAGTTAATAGGAGAAAAATATGAGCAGTAATGGAGAAATATGGGCAGTAACCCCTTCCACAAGTGCTACATACTATAGAGCTGCAGCATCTATATCAGGTGCTGGGGCTCTAACTCTACTCACAGATGACGCAGGTCCTAACGGGGTCGGTTATAAAGTTAGATTTACTTCAGCAGGAGATGACAGCGGAGATACTTTTACCATTGTCGGAATCACTGTGGCTGATGTAATTACAGGAAACTCAACTACAGAAGTCGTTACGGGTGCTGATACTGGAACAGCTGATTCCACTAATTTTTTTGCTAAAATTACAAGTATTACAGCTTCAGGTGGCTCAGCAGGAAACGTAAGCATAGGAACCACTGGGTCCATAGCGTTACCTAGAACTAGACTGAAAGGGTTTTATTATCTAGCTAGTGGTAGTGGAGGTAGTATTAAATTAAATCTAAATAGTACTTCAGGCACAGAATTGTTAAATATAGCGACACCAGCGAGTGCTACTGGCACACAGGATATGTTCCTTCCTGGTCAAGGTATATTAACAACATCTACTGGTAGTAGTGTTAGAGATTTTTCTATAGTTACTATAACTAATGTGACTAACACAGTTTTATTCTGTGGATAGCTAAATATGGCTACTAGAAAAAAAGGAATGGGAATAAAGACTTCGGTTAAGTCTGGTAATTTTAGAAAGACTAAAGCTGGAGCGGGGATGACAAAGAAAGGTGTAGCAGCCTATCGAAGAGCCAACCCTGGTAGTAAATTACAAACAGCAGTAACTGGAAAGGTTAAAAAAGGTTCTAAAGCTGCTAAGAGACGTAAATCATTTTGTGCACGTAGTGCAGGGCAAATGAAGAAGTTTCCAAAGGCGGCTAAGAATCCCAACTCAAGGTTACGTCAAGCTCGTAAGAGATGGAAATGTTAACATGGAAGACAAAGTGCAACAGACTATAGCAGTACATTCGGCAGAGATAGACCATATGAAAAAGGATATAGACCATATCATTGTCAAAGTCGATAAAATGGATAAGTCTGTAGATGATATTAAAGAAACATTAGCAGAGTTAAGAGGCGGTAAAGCCGTTGCAATATGGTTCTTTGGTATATTTGGAGTGATTTTAGGGTCACTTGTAACTTGGTGGGTAGGTAAATAATTTAATATTTAATATAGGAGAAAGGAAAATGGCAGTTGGCGGAAGTAATTTAATGAATTTAAGGGATAAAGCAAAGCTGAAAAGACTTCAAGGTAAATTAGATAGAGCTCAAAGTAGATTAGATAAAGTCAAAGGCGGTGGCGATTCTAATAAAAAGAAAATGTTCACAAAACAAGTCAAAGATTTTAAAAATGATATAAATGCTTTTAAAAAGTCGTTTGGTATGAGCACTAATACAGGACCTCTTAAGATTAGTAACAAAGGTTTGACACCTGCTCGTACATTAGCTAAAGGTGAATCTAAAATTAGTAGAGCTACTATGATGGGAGGTATGCCAGGAGACGCTGGTAACCCACAACCTAAGAAGAGAAAAAGAAGTAAACCTGGTTTTGAGTTTCTTGAAAGAAGAGGTTCAAGACTAGGGCAAATGGCTTATGGTGGTAAAGTTAAAAAGATGAAGCATGGTGGCAAGACTGGTAAATGTCCTCGTGATGGTATAGCTATACGTGGTAAAACAAAAGCAGGAAGAAAAAGAGCATGATGAAATCTAGAGGAATGAGTAGGATAATGAAGCCTATACGCATGAAAAAAGGTGGTAGCACTAAAGATGCTTGTTACCACAAAGTAAAAGCTAGATATAGAGTTTTTCCTAGTGCATATGCTTCAGGTGCCATAGCTAAATGCCGTAAAGTTGGTGCTGCTAACTACGGTAAAGGTGGGAAGAAAAAATAGTGGCTGTCCGTAAGACTAAAAAAGGTCTTGCTTTAAAAAGATGGTTTAAGGAAGACTGGAAAGACGTAAGAACAGGCAAAGCCTGTGGTCGTCAAAAAGGTGAGAAACGTGGTACACCTTATTGTAGACCTAGTAAACGAGTGTCAAGTAAAACTCCTAAGACATCAGGAGAAATGACGGCAGCTCAAAAAAGAAAACGTATTGCTCAAAAGAAAAGACTTGGGCAACCAGCTGGAAAACCGCGTAGAGTACAGGCAGTTAGAAGGAAGAAGAGGAAAACATAATGGCTATTAAAGTAAAAAAAAGAGACCCGTTAACAAAAATGATGGAAAATACGGCCTTAATGAAATACTTAAAGAGTCCAGAAGCTCGAAATAGATTTTTGGCTATACCTGGATTAGAAGTGGATAAAGTTCCTGCTATAAAAAGATTAAGAGAAAAAAGATTAAAGGAAATGCAAGAAACTTATAAAGATAAAAATAGAGTTAGAGATGCAAGAAAAAAATTTGATGAGGATAAAAAGAAAATTAAAAAGAAAGCAGGTGGTAGGGTTAAAAAAGTCAAAGCCCATCGTGGTGATGGTATTGCTAAAC